AGTGCTACTCCTAACACATTGTGCCAGGGTGACTTCATCGCCTTCAGCATCGCGGTAGACCCTGGCTGTTGAATTGCTCGGGTACTCACTCATTACTTCACCTCCAGGGAATAACGTGCAACCCGCTTATCGAGGATAGTTACCATGGTGGTTTCTATCGAGTAGCCCTTGGATCGCAAGTCATAGATCCTGGCTGCCAATCTTGCACACTTGAACCATGCGCGAGCAGTAAGGTCGCTGATTACGTAGCCGCCCTTTAGGTGTTCGAGTATGCGTGAGTTCTGGCTTGTGGTGTCCATGTTATGAGCGCTCCTTAGTGGTAGCTGGTATGGGCTTCTTTTCCCAGGCCCTGACAAACCCTGATCGATCTGTGTCGATGTAGATTTCCCTATCACCCAGCATCATCAGGCTAACGTAAGCAGGGGTTACCTTCATATCCTCAGCGATTTGAACCTGAGTCCTGCTAGCCGCGTACTTGCTTAGTTTCATCGTTGCCATACTTGCCTCCTATTAAGTCAACCTTAGAGTAAGGCATGGTTATCGTACCGTCAAGTTATTATTGATATTTATTCAAGTATTTGTTGACAGTGTGGCAAGTATCGCTTATTGTGTTAACTCAAGCAAAGGGGAAGACAATGAGCATTGAAGAACAGGTAAAGGCAATCGTAGAGGAGCAAGTGGGGAATTACCCTGGCAACGCTGACAAGATCGAAAGGTTGAGCGTGATCGCAGTGCTGGATAACGATGCGCTGCTAACTCTGATTGAGGAGGCTCAAGAGTCATTCAACGAAGTAAACATGAAGATGGTGAGCGTGATTCTCGCAGACCTTTACAAAGGACATCTTGACGCAGTAATCACTAGCCAGTATGAACGCACTTTCACCCGAATGTTCGGAGAGGTATTCGAGGGGCACGTAACCACCTACGTTAACGCAGCTATGGATACCTTTGGCGATGACCTCACCCCTCACCCTATTGAGCGTATAGACGCAATGGAGGAGATGTAATGAAAACAAACAACTGGTTTCAAGTGGTGTTTATTGCACTTTCGGTAATTTCTATTTATAACGGCGGAAATTACGAAGCCTATATTGCAGGCGGTATTTTGATGGGGGCCATGAGGTTTTAGCTATGAGCGACACAACCTATACAGAAAACCTACTTCTATGGATCTGGGCAATCACCACTCTAGGTTCAGCAGCATTACTACTTGACGTACTTGTGAGGGTAGCACCGTGAAAGCATGGATTGAGATAGAGGTAGAGATTGATTGTGATTTCAGCTACTCCATAGATGACGGGGCAGAGTGCGAGCTAACCTCTTGCCTTTTGGGCTCCGCGCCGGGAAGTAGAGAGCTTATGGATTCTCTGACAGCCGAACAAATAGAGACTTTTGAGCAGTACTACACCGATAAGATGCTGGGGACTAACGCATGAGCACTACAGATACAGCCAATGATTTCCTAAAAGGCCAGAATGACTGTGCAGATGGAGTGCCGCACAAGGAGGAAATGCCAATAGCCTATGAGCGGGGGTGGGGAGCTGAACAAATCGCAAAGCAAATCAGGATAGCCAGGAGAATCAGGCATGGAAAATGAACAAGGGGCTGCGGAATTAGTATTCGAGCCATCACAAACAACCCACTGGAAGAACCTGTTTCCCAGCAAGATGATGCTGTTGGGGTCTCAGAACCTGAACCCAGGGGAGGAATTGATAGCGACAATCACCAGCGTAGAGGCTCAGGAAATCAAGAACAAGAACGGTAAGCCTGACATTGTGCCGGTCGCCAGGTTCGATAACGCCCCGCCAATGGTGCTTAACATTACCAATACCAGAACAATCGCCAGCCTATACGGCGAGTGCTATGACCAGTGGGCCGGTAAGAGTATCCAGATTTACGCCACGATGGTCCGAGGTTTCGGGGGTGGTGAGGTCATGGGGCTGAGAATACGGGAGGCAATACCCGATACTGGGCAAGATATCAAGCAGTACGAGGCCGCGCTTAACTCATGCAAGACCATTGAGAGCTTAAAGGTGGCATATTCCAGTATCCCAAAACACCTAAGACCTCGTCTAGCCGAAGCCAAGGACAAAATGAAGGGGAAGATAAATGCGAAAGGTTAACTGCGAGCAAGGATCTCACGAATGGCACAAGCTGCGCCAAGGCATTGTTACAGGTACTAGCCTGAAGAGTGCGCTAGGTACTCCAGCGGTTCAGCAAACGCTACTGTATCAGCTTGTGGCCGAGAGAATGACCGAGCCGCAGATAGTCGAGCTGACTTCAGCTCCAGTTGTGCGCGGTATAGAGCTTGAGCCAATCGCCCGAGCGGTGATATCTAAACACCTGGGGCTGGACTTCAAAGAGGCTGGCATGTTGTTCAGCGATGACTTGCCCGGATTTGGATTCTCACCTGATGCCATATACGAGGAAGACGGCGAGGTTATAGGTGGTCTTGAGATTAAGTGCCCCGGATCTAAAAAGCACGTTGAATACATCATCAACGGGGATCTGCCGAAAGATTATGCAGCTCAGGTAATGGCCCCGTTCCTACTCTCGGACAAAGTAAAGTGGTGGTACTTCGCCAGCTACGATGACCGAAACTATGAGCGGCCACTGTTTACTATCAAGGTGAACCGGAAACTGCTAGGTATTTCCGATGAGAGGGACAAGCTAAAACTGTTTATCGATAAAGTGGATTTAGCCCACAGCAAGCTTACGTTTTAGGAGGAATCATGAGCTACTTCACCAACAGGGTAAAACTCTACCTGCAGGACTGTGACCTTAGCCGATCACCCAGGGACACGGTAGCAGAGAAAATAGGCCTGAAACCTAACAGATTATGCGAGCGGCTGACCAGTGAGCGCATGACCTTCACTATCCTGCTATCTGAGGAACGTAGGGCCAGATGCCTTGCGTTGCTCCATAGGACGCAAAGAACCAAGGCCCATGTGTTGGCTAAGGCTTGCGGCTATCGTTCAGTGGTCATCCTTAGACGCGCCTTCCCGGGCATCATGGGGATGAGTTTAGAGGAAGCACAGCAGAATACGTGGCTATTGCCACTAATTTAACCAGGAGCTTGCCCGCTGCCGGTTTGGGGCGGGATTTTTGAGGAGAGAGATATGTCACCATACGAAATAGAAATGTTGCTGCACATTCACTACACGGCGGAACCTGATCCTAAATGGAACACTAGCCTTGGCGGCACAACGCTATCAGAGTTTATTGAAAATGGGCTTATAGAGCAGAGGGTAGATAGAGAAGACAACCCAGAAGGTGCTTGGCAGATCACCGATAGAGGGTCTGCAATGGTTCATTTGCTGTGTAACACCAAATTACCGAAGCCCTGCTGGGTAGATGAGCACGGGGGAATAATCAGCAGGAGCGGTCCATAATGAACAGACTACAGGCAATAGTAGGCTGGTGTGATATCCACCACCACACGATATTGAACGTAAACACATTGATCTGCCTGCACTGTACCTCGCATGATCCCAAGATTCAGAGCGGCTTTACCCCTGGAATGGAGGGATTCACAAATAACCGCAGAGCTGTGGAAGATCAAATAGCACGTAAACAGGAGCAAGACGAATGGCCACTGGGATAAATAAAAGAATGGCACAATGGAGAGACAGTGGCGCGCACCTGCCTAAATTCATGAGGGATTTCCACGATGCCAAGGATCTATTCAAGACCATAGCCGAACTGACTATGCGGCCAGCGGATACTTGGCCCAAGCCTATATCCTGGGTTGATGGGCAGATTTACGTGATCGATACGTTTTTATGGTTCATGGCTCGGCATGGCTACACGCTACAGAAAAACAGATCTAAAATTGAATTTGATGACGTAGAGGAATCGATAGAGTATGTGGTGAATATGCACCGACAGTCATTTAAATCCATTCTAAAACAAGGCACTAAGGAGTAACACCATGAGCACAGGCCAAGCATTATTTACCGTAGTAGTTCTAGGGGGCATCCTTAACTCACCCTACATACTTGGGGTTGGTGCCGCGGCAGCACTGTACAAGGACAAAGGGAGGACATTTATAGCCCTGGCTGTACTTTCACTAGCAGCATTCCTTGTTGTAGGAGCCCTCAATTCACAGATTAACAGCCTATACACCATAGATCCTGATGTGTATTTGAACTACAAGGCACCCGGAGAATATTAGATGAAATGTGAGCAATGCCAAGGGGAGAGGTACATGTTGCAAGGTTGCTGTAGCGGAATAGAGTGTGGGTGCATGGGGATGCCTGTGTCGGTTACCAACTGTACAGAGTGCAACCCTGAAGGGACAGCCGAAATGAGCAAAGAACTGGAAGCCCGCGCAGACTACCTGGAATACACAGGTATAAGGCCTCCCACATAGACAGCATCAATAAGCCACCAGGCGGGATGGCCCCTGCTGAGAGGAGTGTTTACCAAATTTCACGATGCACGAAAGCCCGTGCACTCTCAGGTGGCTTTTTAATGTTGTTTAACAAGGAGATAGATGATGAAATCACCCGCCAACGTATTGAGCAATATGGCGCTTAAAATAATCCATGGGGTCACAGATGAGGGTCTGAGTAACATCAAGCCGGACATTGACGCGATAGCAGAAGCCGAAGTTGCCCTGCATATAATGCGCGCAATTGCAGAAGGCAAGAAGCGAATCGTGATCGACATCACCCCGTCCTAATAGGAGCCCACAGTGAAATACATAATACCATTACTGATAACCCTCTCTGCCTGTACAAGGATATAGACAATGAAAGTGCCAAAGTTTTTACAAGGATTGGTGGATGACGCGGGGAAGGTGTTTTGCACGCCTCTTTTATCTGTGTCTAATCAAGATAGGGACGCGGCCCCGCCAATACGGTCAATAAGGAAAATCCAGGAACTAATGGCTGAGGATGCCAAAGAGATTGCGAGAATGCGGGGTATTATGGAGGCAGATGCCATATGGTGGGAAAATGAGGCCAAGACCTATCAAGACGTAATCAACACCCAGAAGCAGACTATTAACCAGTTGCGGCAAAAGGTTGGCTCTGATGGGAAAACACTCGCAACTATCACTGATGAGCGCGACAGGCTACACGGCCTATTGTCTGTGGCGGATTGCCCACACTGTGGCGGGACAGCTAAGGATTGCGAATGGTGTGATGGCAGGAAGTATTGCATGGAGCCAAGGAACTAATAAATTAAGGGAAGGTGAGATATGAGAAACGGTAGGAACAAGAGTAAGGGCAAAGGCCCTGTATCAAACAGGCAGTTCCAGGCTATGAGCGAACGATGTCTTACCCTAGAAATAAATGCAACCTTGTTTAGAAATCTGGTTGCGAGCGGGGTTGAGTACGTGCGGTATAGCGATGATGGCGGGGTGGCAATAATCGACAGGGAGGTTTGGAATGGCCTTGTTTCGGTGGCCGCTGCCAACCAAAGACCCCAAGGCTAGGGCTTTGTAGTGTATAATAACCGTTCAATGGTAGGCGAGGACCGGGCGCAACCGCTTGCTACGCTTGTAATGCGCCATCAGATTAACTAAGAGGTAAAACCTTATGGAACCTGAAACTGAAAGTGCGATTAGAACCTTAACAAAGAAGGCGGAGCAGGCAAACGAGCCGGTTGCCGCGCTCCAATTAACACAGGCAGCGCTGAATCTGGCGCAAACTGAAGCAACTCTGTCAAATACACGGAGAGAAGAGGGCTTGTAAGTTAAATCGCGCCGCTACCACAGGGCGCATATTGGATGTTTCGAGTATTTATCACGGGTTCAATGGAGGGGAGAGTATGAATGAAGCGAATTGCCTGGAGATCTCTGAGAAATTGCCTGAAGATCTAATCGTGAAGCTATCAAGGGCATTGCGCCCTGTTATGCGAAACAGTCCTACATGGGCACGATGGACCGCTCAGGACTGGGATGGTCAGTGGCACTGGTTTGAGTGTCGTCCTCGCTGGAATAAAGGTTTTGAGATATGGACAGCGGCAAAAGGCGAAACACTACCCGCCAAGTAAGGGGCACCCCATGATTGAACAACTAGCATTACCCCCAACCAACGACGAATGGAGTTAGCAATGAGCCTAAAGCAACGGATTGCAGCATTAATCGTATTACTGGCAATAGCAGGATGCACCACTACAAATCAGGGCAAATCAATAGATCGAGGACAATACTCTGACATGGCGACAACATTCCTCGCACTGACAGTAACAACCGCTACAGAATCAAACCCCCTGGGCCTTGCACTAATCCCCCTGAAGATGGGTATAGGTAACTACGTAGAAGGGGCATCAAGGAACTGTGAGGAGCGCACACAGGCCGCAAAGATCCTCAATACCCTAAGCTATGGCTTTTCAGGAAACAACCTGGCAGTGGCTCTAGGCGCATCACAAGCCCCTGCGGTAGGCGTAGTGGTCGCTATGATCTATCTAGCCAAACACAAAGAGATTGAACCAGACACGTATGATTGCAGGGAATAATCATGGCTAATAACAGAATGTACCTAATCCACAAGCCTACTAAAATTGGGATTTCTATGGGCGCGCGAGGCCCTTGGGGTTGGTACGGTGCGCCCCGCGACAGAGAGTTAGATGATTTCTACGAACATGTGATGGATATGATTGAGAGAGACCAAAGCCAGGATGATTTTATCCTCGCTATGGAGGACTGTACAGATTCATCATGTTTCAGTGGGTACACAATCAAAGGCCAATCAGTCAATGAAGATGGGTATTTTGAATTCGAGCTAGATGAAGAGGTTAGTAATGACTAACGCGGCAGACACTGGGAAGCTTACGGATGATCAGATAATCAGAGCCGTTGAGAGGTGGAACGGGATAGATGCGTGCCACCAAGAGGGAGTGGACATCATAGAGAAAGAATGGAAGGCGCTAGGAGGGATCGGCAGTCCCCCGCGTTTCGAAGAACGGTTTATTATCGAAAGAAACGGTAAGCAGGTATATCCATAAGGAATACAACTTATGCTTCAACATTCCACTGACTAGCTATAACCATCCCCAAATACTATAATGGTCAAATCTATGCTATAGGCTATTAACCGTGAGTACCTGTATATGAGCGGAGTTGAAAGGTTCATAACAAGACCCATCACCCGTGCGGTAGCGCGTTCTGTGGTAAGGCCAGACCCTGGACCCCCTAATTTAATCATCAACGGAAATTTTGTTACGGGTGTATTCACCCCATGGGTAGGGATAAATGGCGCGGTACTCAGTGTTAACGCCAGTTTCCAGATTGAAGTAGAAAACACCGCATCAACAGGCAGGGCAAGTCAGGCAATTACTACAGAGATTGGCAAGACCTACCGATTGACCGGCGACCACTTCCCCTCAACGGCCGGGAAGACTTTCATTGTAGGCACCACACAAGACAGCAACAACCTACTCAATAGCGGGGGTATTAGTGGCGGTAGCTCTGGAACCTTCACAGACACCTTTACAGCAACTACCACAACTAGCCACGTAGCCCTAACCGCAAACACATCCACAAACGGCCTAATCGCCATATTTGACAACATATCTGTTAAGGAAGAGGTATAACCATGCACACACAAACAGGATCGATGGGCGTTGAAACAATTGTCATCGATATGCTCAGGCCTATCCCAAGCCAAGGCCAGGTAATCCCAGGCAAAAGTACCCGAGTTGATATCGTAGGCGGCCCGGTGACTGTATCCATTAAGGTAGCAGGCCAAGATGATTTCAATGTTAAGGACACAGTGGAGAATGATGGCATCATCTTTGATGAGCCAGACATTGTTGCAATAGATCTAACTGCCGCGGGTTCTGCTGAATTCTCTATCACTGACTTTGACTAACGGGCTGTAGTTATGAGTGATAATACTGAAACGCAAACTCTGACTGTAAAAATGAACAATGAGCCTGGCACAACTGAGTTAGAGGTTGTTAGTGCCAAACGAGAAGGCAACCATATTAAAATCGAATTGGCTACTGGAGAGCTGGCTGTAATCTGTGATTCTGGCTCTATGGCGGAAGAGGAACCCTATAAATGGGTAAACTTCCTATGAGTGATGACAAGTTCACAGTTAATCTAATGTATGGGTTCTGCATTCAAAACCCGCTTAGGTATGCGCGGGCAATACCACCTGAAAGCCCCAAGAGTCAGATTGAACTTATCCAAGAGCGCAGAGATAAAGGTGATTCATGGTTGGCTATCGGGCATGAACTGATTGAATCCAACATGGGTAAGATACAGGGAGTCATCGTTACGCTACTCATCGCTAGCAAAGTCATTTCACTGATCACCTTTTGGAGTGGTATCTATGCCAGGGGGTAGACCCACAATCCACACCAAGAAGTTAGCGGACACTATCTGTTCAAGGCTTGCCGCTGGTGAGTCTATGCGCTCTGTGAGTCGTGATGAAGCAATGCCTGTTATGACCACAATGTTTAGATGGCTAAGAGAGAAACCAGAGTTTAAGCAACAGTACGACACAGCCAAGGAAGAATCAGCCGATGCACTCGCTGAAGATATGCTTGATATAGCAGACAACCAAGTAAGCCAGCCTATCCTAGTTGACGGTAAGCCGATCCTAGACAGCAAGGGCAATGCCATCATGGTCAAGGATGCCGTAGGGGTGGCCCATGCCAAGCTCAGGGTAGATACAAGGAAATGGGCAGCATCCAAGCTCAAGCCTAAGAAGTACGGGGACAAGATACAGACAGAGACTAAGCACACATTCGACCTATCAGGGCTATCTACCGAGGAATTGAATGCAATCGCTTCAGGCCAACCTATCTCCGACTGAGATGCACCAGCTACGCCATAGAGCCGCCGCTGTGCTGGAGCTTAGGCGCAGGGTGAGGGTAGAGAAAAGCTCCCGCAAGACCCGTATAGGCTTTGTCTGTCCAGATAATGGCCACACACATACAATCCACAAGGTAAACGGCAAGTGGGTTAAGACCAAGCTAGAGGCAGACCTATACCTGGCAGCAATGCTAGAGCGGGCTGTCTTATCCACCAAACGATTTATTATCATCCTGGGTAGCCGTGGATCAACCAAGTCGGTAGCTGTAGCTGATCTGGATCTGATAGCGGCAAAGGATGATGGCGACAAGACTTATTGCCTGCGTGAGTATCAATCCAGTATTGAAAACTCGGTTCAATCCCTATTGGCTGAAGAGGTAGAGCGCCTTGAGTTCGATGACTTCGAGGTTATGGGGAAGACCATGCTCCACAAGGGTAAGAAGGTATTCCAGTTCGCCGGGCTTGCTCGCAATGTAGACTCAATCAAATCAGCGCACGGTTTCAAGCGGTACTCTATCGAAGAGGCCCAGTTCATTAGCTCCCAATCCCTGACAGCCCTGACCCCTACAGCCCGTAACAAGCCCAACAAGGGCCTACCAATGACCCTGAAGGCTATTAAACAACTGGAAGAGGATGACCCCTTTGCCGGTGTATCGATGACCTTTGTAGCCAACCCTGGCAGTGCAGCAGACCCCTTTAGCCAACGATTTATTCAGCCATTCCTTAAAGAGTTAATGTCCAAGGGCTATTACGAAGACGATCTACACACAGTCATCAAGATTGATTACAACGACAACCCCTGGTATATGGAATCAGGGCTTGAGAAGGAACGTGCCTACGACAAGGAGCATATGTCTGAAGGCATGTATGCCCACATATGGGAGGGTGCCTATAACGATGATGTGGAAAACTCTATTATCACCATTGCGGAGTTTGATGCAGCCATTGACGCTCATATCAAGTTGGGGTTTAGGGCGGAAGGCGCAATTGTTGCGGCACACGACCCCTCAGACCTTGGCCCGGACCCCAAAGGCTATGCGCTACGCCATGGCTCAGTATTCACCAAGATCATTGAGCAAGTTGACGGAGATGTTAACGAAGGGATGCACACAGCTACAGACATGGCCATAGCAGACAATGCAGACCTATTCCTGTGGGATGGTGATGGTTTAGGTATATCGTTGCGTGAGCAGGTAGCCAGAGCCCTTGATGGTAAGCATTGCCAATGGGAGATATTCAGGGGGTCAAACTCTCCGGATGACAAAGATAAAGAATATGAGCCGATAGACGGTAGCGACCGAGCGCAGAAGAAAACCAACGGAGATACATTCTTCAATAAGCGGGCTCAGTTCAGCATTCGACTGGCTAACCGATTCAAGAAAACATACCGCGCGGTCGTCAAGGGTGAGTACATTAACCCCGATGAGATGATCTCTATATGCTCAGATATTCCAGATATACCCGGTTTACGGGCTGAGGTATGCAGGATACCCTTGAAAAAGGGCAACAATAACGGGAAAATACAGATAATGACCAAAGAGGAAATGGCCAAGCCCCCGTTACGGATACCATCACCTAACAGGTGGGACGCCATGAAGATGACGATGACAAACCCAGAGCCAGTGAGGAAGAAGAAGCAACGGGCTCCCCAAAAACGAGCGAGTAATGCATACCATGGCTGATCACAAAGACACGCACCATGACAAAGATGACCGAGGTGAGCTTACCCGCATTCAGGGATTCATCGACAAGGATTACTATGCGGTAGATCAGCAAAGATCCTGGTCCAACGAAGACATGCGATTCTGTGATGTAGACGGAGCCATGTATGAGGACTGGTTTCAGGAACAGTTCGCTGACCGGCCCAAGATGGAGTTCAACAAGGTAGCCCAGGCTGTTCATAGGTTTGTTGGTGAGTGGGCATCTAACCGATTCCAAGTAAAGTTTCTCCCCGATGACGGTTCTAATACCTCTGAGGCTGATGCTGACCTATTATCTGATCTATACCGTAAGGACTTCAGGCGCTCCAGTGGGGCAGAGGCCATTGATAACGCCGTGCAGGAGATGGCCAAGGGTGGGTTTGGTGCCCTGAGACTCACAACAGAGTTCTGCGATGAGGAGGACATGGACAACGACAATCAGCGTGTCTTGTTCGAGCCTATCTATTCATCCTATAACTCTGTGATCTTTGATTCAAACGCTAAGAAGTACGACAAGCGCGATGCTAGGCACGTAACTTACCTTGAAGAAATGACCATGGAGGCCGCGCAGGAGGAGTGGGGCGATGATGTATCAAGCGCAGTCACCCCCCCCCAATCAGACTAGATTCAACTGGAACAACGGCAAATCAGTCTGGATTGCTAACTTCTATGAGGTCCGAGAGGACAAAGAGACCGCGATAGTCTTCGAAGATCCACTGGGTAGACGCAAGACAGTATACGAGAGCGATTACAAGCAATACCTTGACGAACTCGCTGATGGCGGGTATGAGGAGGTTAGCAAGCGCAAACGTAAGCGGCGTTCTATCTGGAAAACTATCATCGGTGGCAGTCAGATCCTTGAGGAAGCTGTACGTATCCCAGGCAAGTTGCTGCCCATCATTCCCATGTATGGCTTCCGGTCCTATGTGGATGGTACAGAGTTCTGGTATGGCCTGGTACGCAAGAACAAGGACGCCAACCGTTTGTTAAATATGGGTGTTACATCAATTGCAGAGACATCGGCCACATCTTCCAAGGATATGCCCATCTTCAGCGATGAGCAGGTTGAAGGGCGTGAGGCTCAACTGTCCGAGATGCACCTGGGTAAATATAACTATGTAGTCATTAACCAACTGTATGCCGAGGATGGGTCATTGTTACCTTCTGGCCCACAAGGCGTCTGGCAGGCTTCACGGGTAGACCCCAATAGTGCAGCGGTCGTGCAGATAGCTGGCGAATACATACAATCGGAAACTGGTGGCGCTCCCATTGAGGTAACGGATACTCAGATGTCCGGGAAACTCTTTAACGCCATGTCCCAACGCATTGATTTAAATACCTTTGTTCTAATGGACAACATAGCCAAGTCCTTAAGGCGTGCCGGTGAGGTCTATCGATCTATCGCAGGCGAGGTCTATGATGTTGACCGTGTCGTTAACCTGATCAAAGAGAACGGCGAGGAAAGTACCGCCCTCCTGTTCGAGCTGGTGACTGATGAGGAGACCGGGGAAACCAAGGCTATCAACGATATCACCACAGGAGTCTATGAGGTTGAGGTAGATACTGGACCGGCCTTTGCATCCCGCAGGCGTGAAACCCTGGAGACCATGAAAGAGGTTCTGCAGATCACAGACCCCAACTCACCCTATTTTGCATTCCTCTATTCAGCCATCATTGAGAACATCGACGGTGTAGGCCTGGATGGACTTAAGGAGTTCAACAGCACTCAGATGCTTATGACCGGCATGAGGCAGCCAGAGAACGCTGAGGAGGCCGAGCAGCTAGCGCAGTCACAGGCTAACCAGACCAATGAGCAGAAGGAATACATCGCTGCCCTGGCTAATGAATCAAATGCGAATGCTGAGGAATCAATCAGTCAGATCGCCAAGAATGAGTCGACCGCTCAACTGAATGCAGCCAAGACAGCCGAGACAATGAACGGTATTGATATATCAAGGTTCAAGGCTGCTAACGAGGCAATCAACCAAGCAAGGGAGCAAGCAAGAGCGGCATTTGTTTGACGTAGTCGATTAGTGTATAATTTTGCGTATTATGTCACATAGCGTGACCCGGCGAGAATCCGAGAACAATCCACTGAGGTGAGAGCATGGCAGATGAACTGGAACAGTTAGACGAAACAACCGTTGTTGTTGATGGTGAAGAGGCCGAAGGTCAGGAGACCGAAACCAAAACAACAGACGAGGTAGAGAACGAAATCGTTTTAGCTGGTCAAGAGTCTGAGAATGACGAGAGCAAGCCAGAACCGAGAGACCCTAAGAGTTACATACTCAAAAGGTTCTCGAAAAAGAATGACAAGTTGCAGGGTGAGAACCAGGCGCTGAAAGACCAACTGGAGAGGTTGGCCGCTGAGGGACAGGGAGCAGTAGACCCGGTTCCAGACGAAGATAGTTTCGACACCAGAGGCGAATACCTTACTGCCCAAGCCAAGCATCAAAAGAAAATGATGCAAAGCGTAGTGGGTGACCAGTTAAAGACTCAGCAGCATGGCCATCGCATTGCAGCCCAGGAGCAACAGGAAGAGAAGGCGCTAGAGACGTATGCCGCCAGCGCAGCCAAGTTAAAGGTCTCTGATTTCAATGAGGCACAAGACAAGGCCTGCGATGTTCTAGGCGACGACTTTGCGCAACTGATCGTCCAAACGCTCCCCGAGGATGCGCCCAAGCTGTTGTATTGGTTTGGTAAGAATCCTAAAGAGGCGGCTGAGTTTCGGGAGAACTATACCCAGAACCCAGGCTCCACTACTTTTTCGCTCGGTAAGCTGGCTGGCAAATTGACCATTAAGCCGAAACGGTCAAGCGCCGCCTCACCCGAATCAAAGGTGACTGCTACTGGTGTATCTACAGGCAATGAAGACTGGCAAGCGCAGCTAAACAAGATTGATGATGGCGCGGAATCAGACAACATTTCCAAGGTATTGAACGCCAGGCGGGCACTGAAGGCCAAGGCAAGAGCTGCGGGGTTTGACGTTTCGACACTGAAATAGTGAGAAACGATTATGAGTAGCCAAGCGAAGGTAGTAGTTCGCGTATTAAACGACGAGCTTGAACGCTTTGAGGCAGATAACATCTGTCTTCGTCGTACCGACATTAAGCGCATGGGTGGCCAGATTGGACACCGCAGTGAGTTTACTGAATGGCACGATGTCCCCTATGTTTCAACCACAGTTGACGGGCTGAACTTAGCCAACTTCAACGAAATCACAGGCCTTGCTGTACCCCACCGGGTTAACATCTACGCCAGTGTTAAATTCAAACTCACCAACACCGATACTTTGGACGGTTCTGAGCTAAGTCGTAAGATGCGCTCCGCTTTCCAGGCTATCGATAACCGGGTTAACCGTGCAGTAGCAAACGCGGTCAATATCCAGGGCTCGCAGTTTGTGTCCAGCACGACCGCCTTGAGTGGATTTGCTAACGTTGCGGCTGTTGAAACTCGCTTCACTGAACAGGATGTTAGTCAGACAAGTGAAAAGACTATGATTCTGAACGCTGGCGACTACAACAACATGGCGGCTGATCTGCAGGCATTGAGCCGGTCGATCAACAAGGACACCATTTCAGAAAGCGCGTATGAACGGGCGAAGATTGCCCAGATTGCAGACTTTCTCACCTTCAAGTCCTCGTTTACCCCTAACAAGGTTGGCGCTGTATTGGCCAGCACGACTGTAACGGGTGCTCAGTCCTACATCCCCGTGGGTTCTGTAAACGATGCCCAGGGTGATCCCACCAACGTAGACAACCGCAGCCAGAACTTGATTGTGGCATCTACCACGGGCGTTGTACCGGGTGACAAGTTCACTATCGCGGGTGTGTTCGCGGTCAGCATGCAGAACAAGAACGACACCGGGAACCTCCGAACGTTCACTGTCCTGTCTGTGACTGATGGCACCAACATGGTGATCAGCCCGACTATCGTGCCTGTAACGGTCGCCCCCACTACCACAGCAACACAGTCCCAGGCCGATTGGGCTAACGTGACTGTTGAGGCTGCTGGCGGTGCTGCGCTGACCTTTATCAACTTCGATACTGGTTTAACCAACCTGTTCTGGGAAAACGATTCCATCAGCATTAACGTGGCTCCGGTCCTTGGTTCTGAGGAAGACTTGGGCGGGATGGTCCTGATGAACGAAACCACTGAGATGGGTCTTAACGTAGTTGTTGCCAAGCAAGGCGCGATTGCTGACCTGTCCACTGAATGGCGTGTGACTACGTTCTTTGGTGTGACAATCCGAGACCCGCTGAAGTGTGGCGTGTTGATGGGTAGCCAGACTCCGTAAGAGGTTCGGGGGCCTCCGGGCTCCCTTTTTTTCATTGATTGGAGACTGGTTATGCTGCAGTTCAATACGAAAGATTCCATGGAACAAGTACGAGAATACCCCAAATGGGTCAATGGTACGCTGTGTAAGGATGCTGAGGACGAGGCTGCCCTGGCACCTGATAAGCCCGGTGGCGATACCCTCGAAGGCATGAAAGGCAAGGGCTTGAAGGCCTATGCTGCTGACAATGGGATTGTAATCCCCGATGATGTGACGAGCGTTAAAGACATTCGAGCCTTCCTGATTGCGTTTCGGGATGCTGAGTAATGGCTACCGCCGCTGACATTGTTGGCGGGGCGTTAGAAGATTTGGGTATAAAGAACGAACTGAGTCCTTCACATCCGGACTTGGAAGGAAAGTTCTTTGCCGCCCTGATACGCCTCATTAACCGCTGGTCGTCTATCAACATTGACCTGGGTATTACCATACCGACTGTGCCAGCAGACGAACTGGGTAACCCTGAGTCCACTGAAGACGCCTTGATAGCATCCCTGGCCATCTCAGGTGCAAAGATAGCGAAAGTTGTGCCATCTCTGTCACTCCGCAAAGATCAAAAAATATACTACCGAGAAATGAAAGCCGCCTTTGGTCTATGGCCTCAACAGGCTTATCCGAGTTCTATGCCAATAGGTCAAGGAAATAACTTAGGCCCCAGAGCAAGACGGTTCTTTCCAGAGCCTGACCGCGTAGGTGCCGACACCGACACAGGACTGGGGGTGTGATATGGGTAGGGATACCACAAGAATACAAAACCTTACACGGGTAAGCACACTGGCTGAGGGTGATATTTTACCTACTGGACCTGCATCTGGTGATCGAGCCAAAGGTATTACGCTTAA